AGTTAGAAAAGATGGAAAAATATAAATCAAATAGTTTTAGTTCAAAACTTGAAGAAAAAGCAGAGCAATCATTAATTGATCTTGATGAGATAGAGAGTGTTGTGTCTGCACACGAACAAGCAGAGTTTTACAAGATAAAAAGAGATATGGAATTGGCTAAGTTAGAGTTAAGAGAAGAACAAAATGGAGTAAGTGCATCTGCAAAACAAAGAAGAAATGCTTTAGCAAGTCAAGAGTTTAAGGAATACATAGATCAAGAAATACAAAAGTTTAAAAAGCAAAAAGAAAATTTAGTAAAAAGAGAAAATGCAAAAATAATTATATCTGCTTGGCAAACATCAGTAAAAGAGAAAGGAGTCTTTGTATGAATATAGTTAAGATTAGACAGCATATGTGGAAAAATGGTGGTAGCGTAGGGATTGCTGAAAGAAAACTTGGTAAAGAGGGTGCTTTAATTAAAATAGAGAGTAAAAATAAACATGGTGAATTGCACTATCCAAATACTTATAAAGTCACAAGAGAACAAGCTCTAAGTGCTGAGATAATGTATTTAGGTAAAAGTAAAACACCGGTAAGAATAATACCTATAAGTGAGATGCAAATACATGAACATTGAAAAGCCAATATACATGACACAACTTGCAAAAGAGTGGGGTATGAGTATGCCTACACTTAAAAAGCATTTTGAAAATCTTAGACAGAAACACCCTGAAGAAGAATGTTTAAGAAGAAAAATCAATGGTAAGGCAGTAATTTATCCTAGTGACTTACCTAAAATTAAAGAGTGTCAAATTTAAAAACTGAAGAAAATAAAAAAGAAACTTGTCATACTTGTAAGACTAGATATACAAGACACATGATGATCCAATCGTGTTTTGATACTTACAAATGTATTCGCTGCTACAATGGTGGTAAGGTTCTTATAAATTATAGAAAAAAAGCAAAAAAAATATTATTCAATATTTATTAACTCTAAAATACATTTATTGTAAATAATCTGTATCGTACCCTCATTACCCTCTTTATACTTGTCGTTCTCTAAAGAATAACTAGAGAAAAGTATTGTCGTGTCTTTAGTTTTCTTGTGCAACCAACCTACTGTAAAACAAACAGGCATAGGTTTTTTTTCATAACTACTAGCCTCTATCCATGTAGGATCACACAGGCCACTATCTATCCACTTAACAATTACTAATTTATTTTTTTTTGGTAGTCTTTTTTTTTCTGAGTAAGTCTGCATCTGCTTTTCTTGCTCCACCCTTGCCTGAAACAAAAGACTTTACTCTACCCATCGCCCATTGATGAGCTGAAACTTTTGGCCTTGAACCAGAGCTGTAATAAGCACCTAGACCTCTTTTATAAACTTTGTCCAGAGTACCTTTAGAAAATCTACTTGCACCAGAAATACTTTTATATTTTGACATTATCCTTTACTCCTCATTTTAGAAATTCTATCCATCATAGCTGGTGTTAATTTACCCTCTCTGTAAAGTCTGGCTGTTCTTTTGATTTCAGACTCTCTAGCTTTTGGGTTCTTTGCACCAGCTACATATTTTATTGGAACGCCCTTTTTTGTCTTAGGTACTTTCTTAAACTTTCTTTTTTTTGTTTTTCCCATTTTTCCTAAGTCTCTTAAAATCAGCTCCAGTAATTTTGTTAAATGGCTTCGCTACACCAGCTAACTTTTTTTGTTTTTGAGATAATTTTCTAGGCATTATTTTTTCTTAGCTGTTCTAGCAGCTCTCCTAAATTGTTCCTCTGTCGGTGATCCTTTTGCACCTTTTTTTCTCATTTTACCTCCACGCTTTCTTTTAGCATGAATGTTTGCGTATAGTCCTTTACGCATTACTTCTTTTTCTTTTTGGCTTTTTTCTTACCTTTTTTCATCATTGGGTTCATTTTGCCATTTACTTTTTTTGCAGTCTTTTTCATACCACGCATATTTATTCTCCTTTGTAAGTTGTGTCGATGTTCGACAGTTTCATTATAGTAGTCTGCTTCCCAATGTTTGTAGTAGCCTACTTTTTTTAATTTTTGAGAAGCATTTTCTAAATCTTGATATCGTTGTATCAAAACCATTAGAAAATTGTTGTCTGTGTCAAAACCATGATCGTAAAGAAAGTCTATATTTTCTTCTCCGGTTTCAGGGTGTGATGACATTAAGTAAACATCTTTTGGCATATAAACAAAATTCAAAGCCTCTATGCTAGATGCTAATTCGTTTGCATTGATTGATAAATCAGAACAACCAATTATGACAATTCTGTATTTAGTTCTTTTTAATTTGTTTGCCCACTCTACGACAGTTGGGTATAGCTGTTCAGCATCATGAACTTCTTCTATCGCAAATTGTTTTTGGGTTCTACAGCCTTGTGCATAAGGACAAGTAGGAAAGTTACCCAAATGTTTATTTGGTTTCTCTATAATTTTTTTTGACCAAAGTAATATGTCGTCTGTGACTGATCTCACTTTTTCTTTTTCTTATTTCTCTCTGATATGGCTTTTGCTTTTCTCTTAGCGTCTGCCTTTGATGATGCTCCCCATTTTCTTAGTGATAAAAGTAACCTTGTTGGCTTTCCATCTTTGTACTCTGCACCTTTAGCATTACCCATTCTGGCCAGAAAAGATGCTCTGCGAGGATTGTCACCTGACTTAACTGGTGGTTTTAGATTTAATCCTTCTTTCTTTTTAAAGTATGCTCTACCTTTTGCAGATAGGCCTCCTGATGGATTTTTATGTTCTTTTCTCATTATTGATACCGGTTGAGTCTAGTTTTACCTCTGTTTGTTTTTCAAAAGTTTCTATAAATTCTTGATCCTTTGACATCTTTTGCTGATATATTGCAAACTCTTTTTGTTGTGCAACTACATCATCTATTGTCATTGTCATCATCTTTTTTCTTAAATCTGCATTTCTATCATGTGCAAGTTCAAGTCTATCAGTCAAAAATTTTATATGAGTTTTTAATTCTCTGCACTCTTTTTTTATCTTTCTGAGTTGAGATTCCAACTCTTTTGTTGTACTCACTTAGATACGCCAGTTTTTTTCTCATAAGTTCTTAATGCACCCATACCAAGAAGTGCCATTACCAATGGCATAAGCGTTCCCATATCAAGTTCTGGTAGAGGTGCTGTGTCAAGACTAAATGTTGCAATAATAAACATCAAAAACTGTTTAAGCACATATTCCCAAAATATAGCTAAAGCACAAGACATACCAATTAAAGGCCTCCATGATCTTTGCAGCATACCTGATAGACCACCAGCTACAGATTTTGCATCTGCTAGGTTTATGTCGGATTGTGCTTTATTTATTTGAGCATCTATTTCTTTTAATTTTATTTTTGCCTGTGCTTTTTCTTCATCAGATGTATGAAGTTCATCTACAATCTTTCCAACACTATCAACTAACCCACCACCTAATAATTTATTAAGCATTGATACCCCTCATAATTTCTGCTAGTTCACTTGCTCTGTTCGGTGTTTGTTTTGCCCATCTAGAATCAAGCATTTCATCAGCAGCTTCAGCGTACTCACACTTACTTAAATGATACTGAAAGCGTTTAAATTTAGATAATCTTGGTAATCCTAGCTGAAAAGCCATATTAATAACACAGCCAAAAGCACGAGGATCAATAGTTTCCCCTTTGATGAAAGTTTGTGCATCATCGGTAGCTTGTCTAAAGTCTCGTTCAAAGTATTCCATAATTGTTGCATCATCGTATTCTATCCCTTCTTTTAGATCGTCTGTTTCTAAAACCAAATGGCCAACTCCAAATGTAGCGTTACCTAAATGGTCTTTGTAAATTTTATTTATCTTACCTTCATGTTTTATTATTTCTTGTTTTACTTCTTCGTACATTCTATTAGTTTCTCCAGATACCACTTCGCCTTTTCTAAATCCTCAAGTTTATTCTTTTTACGCCATCTCACAACATATTTAATAATAGATCCTTCAAAGAAGTCTAAATTAAATGCTTTTATAAAATCAGCTAGTTGTATTGT